TACCAAATAGCACAGGACAAATAACTCAATCTGCTAGAGGAACTGGTGGTGGACAAACAACAGTTAATTTTAATATTAATACTTTAGACGCAAGTGGTTTTGACGATCTATTAGTAAGAAACAGAGGAACTATTACACAAATAATTAACAACGCAGTTAATGAAAGAGGGAGTAGAAATCTAATATAATGTCTGGTGCTTTTCCAATATCATCTGCAAAGTTTGAAACAATGGGTATTAAATCTATCCAAAACACAATTATATCTAAATCTGTTTCTGGTAAAAAACTTGCAAGACAAATAGATAATCAAAGATTTGGATTTACAGTTAGAATAGTTACAGGAACTAGATCAGATGTTTATGGAGAGTTAATGGCATTTATAGTTAAGCAAAGATCAGGTAAAGAAAACTTTACAATAATCCCACCAGAAATAGAAGATGCTAGAGGTAATGAATCAGGAACAGTATTAGTTAATGGAGTTCACGCAGTAGGAGATACAACGATTGCTATGGACGGACACCACAATGATAATCCACACGCATTTAAAGCTGGAGATTTTATTAAGTTTGCATCACACGATAAAGTTTATATGGTAGTTGCAGATGTTCAAGCATCTAGTAATGCTTCAACAGTTACAATAGAGCCACCTTTAATTACAGCACTTACAGATAATTCAGTAGTTACTTATGATAATGTTCCTTTCACAGTACACTTAACAAATGATATTCAAGAATTTGGTGCAGTAGGAACAGCAAAAGATGGTGCGTTTTTATACCAATATGAATTTGATGTAGAAGAATCTTTATAGTGAAAAAGTATAAAATAACCCACAAGATAACTGCCGATTTTATTGCCGAAGCTATTGTCAATGAAGATGAAATTGATAGTAATATTAATGATCTAAAAGAGTATAAGAAACCTAATAGCAAATTTGATTATACTATGTTAAAAGGTTCAGAAAGTGTAACACAAACAACTTACGAGGAATATGACGAGAAGTCTGACAACAGCAGTAAAGAACGAATTAGCAACAAATGATATTCGACCAGTACATCTTATCACTATTAGCTTTGGTACTCCTGTTAATATCACTGATTGTTCATTTCCATTAACATCATCAATATCAGGCTCATCAGTTACATATTCAGCTAGTGATTTTATATTAGGTATATCTAATCATACAGAAGAAACAGATATTACAAAATCAAGTGTAAGTATTAGTTTATCAGGTGCAGACCAAACATTTATCTCAACAGTATTAAATGAAAATGTAGTTAATGATGGTGTAGATATTTATAGAGGTTTTTTAAATGATTCAAATTCATTAATAGCTGACCCATTTTTATTATATCGAGGAAAAATAGATAGTTATGATATTTCAGAGGGAGATAAAGAAAGTATAGTTGGATTATCAATAGTTTCAACTTGGGCAGATTTTGAAAAAAAGAATGGTCGTAAAACTAATAATACATCACAACAAAGATTCTTTAGTACAGATGTAGGTATGGACTTTGCATCTCAAACAGTTCAAGACATTAAGTGGGGTAGAGCATAATGGGTCTTTTCAGTAAAGCAGTTAGTTTTGTAACAAAGCCTGTTTTAAAATTTTTTGGAGTAAATCCATTAGTAGCACTTGGTGTTTCTTTATTTCTTGCATGGATATTAAGACCAAAAGTTCCAGAAATAGAAGATTTTGGTACAAATGAATTTGATGATTTTGAACGAGGTTTATTAATTAATAAACAAAGTAATGACGCAAATATTCCTGTTATATATGGAGAAAGACTTGTAGGTGGAACTAGAGTCTTTATGGAAACTTCAGGAACAGATAATACTTATTTATATATGGCAATCGTTATGTCAGAGGGAGAAATAAACGATATAGAAGAAATAAGAGTAGATGATAAAGCTGTTACATGGGCAAGTGCATTATCAGATGGAACAGAAGTAGAAGTAGGAAGTGGAGATAGTAATTTTTACAAAGATTCATCAAGTTTAATTAGAGTAGAACCTCATTTTGGAACAGATGGTCAATCAGCATCATCTTTATTATCAACATTATCATCTTGGGGAAGTAATCATAAATTATCTGGTTTATGTTATTTAGCATTAAGGTTTAAATGGAATCAAGACGCATTTACTGGAATACCTAAAGTTCAAGCAAAGATACAAGGTAAAAAAGTTGTATTTTATAATTCAAGTTTAGTAGCACAAACAGCAGCTTATAAAACAAATCCAGCTTGGTGTTTATTAGATTACTTAACAAATACAAGATATGGAAAAGGAATAGCAATATCTGAAATAGATTTACAATCTTTTTATGATGCTTCAGTTGTTTGTGAAACACAAGTAACACCATATTCAGGTGCTAGTGATATAAATATTTTTGACACAAATGCTGCAATAGATACATCACAAAAAATTATAGATAATGTTAGAGAAATATTAAAAGGTTGCAGAGGTTATCTGCCATATACAAATGGAAAATATAAATTAATTATTGAAACAACAGGAAGTGCAGCAATAACATTAACAGAAGATGACATTATAGGTGGATATAATTTATCTATTCCAACAAAGAATGAAAGATATAACAGAGTTATAGTTGGTTTTGTTAATCCAGCGAGGAATTATCAAGTAGATGAAGTTCAGTTTCCACCAATAGATGATAGTGGACTTGCAAGTGCAGATCAACACGCAACTATGAAAACTGCTGATGGTGGTTTTTTATTAGAGGGTAGATTTACATTTAAAACTTTAACATCTCCATACCAAGCAGAGGAGATGGCAGAAGTTATTTTAAGAAGAAGTAGAGAAGCATTAACACTTGGTATTAATGTTAGCTTTGATGCTTATGATCTGGCCATAGGAGATATAGTTAATATTACACATAGTTCATTAGGTTTTTCTGCAAAAGCATTTAGAGTTATGGGTTTGACATTTAACGAAGATTTTACGATAGGATTATCTCTTGTTGAGTATCAGGCTAGTCATTATACTTGGGCAACTAAATCACAAGTAAGTTCTACACCATCTACTAATTTACCTAATCCATTTACTATCCAACCACCAGCTAGTGTTACTTTATCTGACCAATTAATTGAATATAACGATGGAACTGTAATTGTAGCTTTAGATGTAGCAATAGGTGCTTCTCCTGATTCGTTTATAGATTTTTACCAAGTAGAATATAAATTAAGTACAGATTCAGATTTTATTATTTATGCACAAGGTTCAGGATTAAACCACAGAGTCTTGAATGTAATTGACCAATCTACTTATGATGTAAGAGTAAAAGCTGTAAATACTTTAGGAGTATCATCTACTTATGTATCTGCACAAAGAAAGATTATTGGTGCTATTGAGCCACCTAGTGATGTAACAGATTTTTCTTGTAATATTGTAGGACAAGAAGCACATTTAGGTTGGGAACAAATATCTGATTTAGATTTAGCATTTTATAATTTAAGATTTAGTAAAGAAACTGATGGTAGTGCAAGTTGGGAAAACTCGGTAGCTTTAGTAGAAAAAATATCAAGACCAGCAACATCTATTTCTGTACCAGCTAGACAAGGAACTTATCTTATTAAAGCAGTAGATAAATTAGGAAACTTTAGTTCTAATGCAACTGCTGTTATTTCTAATGTAACATCAGTATTAAATTTTAACGCAGTAGCAACGCAATCAGAACACCCTAATTTTACTGGAACATTAACAAATGCACTTATTTCTGATAGCACCATTAGATTAGATTCATCAGAATTATTTGATGCAGCTAGTGGAGATTTTGATGATGAAACTACAAGATTCTTTGATTCAGGTGTTGCGAATGCTGATTTTTTTGCAAGTGGTAATTATTTATTTGCAGATGTTATAGATATAGGTGCTAAACATACAGCTAGAATTACAGCTAGTTTATCACAATCCTCTGACAATCCTGATGATTTATTTGATAATAGATCAGGATTATTTGATTCTTCTTCATCTAACTTTGATGGAGATACACCAGCTAATGCAAATGCACATTTAGAAATAGCAACTTCTGATGATAATGTTACATATACATCTTTTCAAACATTTGTTATTGGCGATTATACTGCTAGATATTTTAAATTTAGAGTTGTTTTAATTTCAAGAGATTTAGCTTCTACTCCTGTTGTATCAGAAGTAACAGTTTCAATAGATATGCCAGACAGAATATTTAGTGAAAATAATATAACTTCAGGTGCTGGAACTAAAACTGTAACATTTACAAATCCATACAAATCTGTTAATTATGCAGTAGGAATTACAGCAGAAAATATGGCAACAGGAGATTTTTTTACTGTATCAAACAAAACTGTCAATGGCTTTGATGTATTGTTCAAAAATTCTAGTGGAACA